GCTTGTGAAATACCTCCCTTTTGTGGATTAGTCTATTTGTCGACTTTTTGTGTTGGTGGTGAGTGTTGTGCAGCCTGAGCTTCCTGATAGTCGTGATTGGTGTGGAGAGACGCGTCGTTGGTGGCGTGTGTGGGGTGAGGATCCGCGTGCCGGGTTTGTGTCTGATGAGGAGTGGCTGTTTCTCATGGATGCTGCGGTGATTCATGATTGTGTGTGGCGTGAGGGTCGCGCGGATTTGGTGGCTTCGCTTCGTGCTCATGTGAAGGCTTTTATGGGCATGTTGGATAGGTATTCGGTTGATGTGGCGTCTGGTAGCCGTGGTGGGGGTTCTGCGGTGGCGATGATTGACCGGTATAGGAAGCGTAGGGGTGCTTGATGTCTCAGGTTGTGGGTTCTCAGGTTCCTCGTCACCGTGTGGCTGCGGCGTATTCGGTGTCTGCCGGGGGTGATGCTGGGGAGTTGGGTCGTGCGTATGGGTTGACGCCTGATCCGTGGCAGCAGCAGGTGTTGGATGATTGGCTTGCTGTGGGTGGTAATGGCAGGCTTGCTTCGGGTGTGTGTGGGGTGTTTGTGCCTCGCCAGAATGGCAAGAATGCTATTTTGGAGATTGTGGAGTTGTTTAAGGCGACTATTCAGGGTCGCCGTATTTTGCATACGGCTCACGAGTTGAAGTCGGCTCGTAAGGCGTTTATGCGGTTGAGGTCGTTTTTTGAGAATGAGCGGCAGTTTCCTGACTTGTATCGTATGGTGAAGTCGATTCGTGCGACGAATGGTCAGGAGGCTATTGTGTTGCATCATCCGGATTGTGCCACGTTTGAGCGTAAGTGTGGTTGTCCGGGTTGGGGTTCGGTTGAGTTTGTGGCCCGTTCTCGGGGTTCGGCTCGCGGTTTTACGGTTGATGATTTGGTGTGTGATGAGGCTCAGGAGTTGTCGGATGAGCAGTTGGAGGCTTTGCTTCCTACGGTAAGTGCTGCCCCGTCTGGTGATCCGCAGCAGATTTTTCTTGGCACGCCGCCTGGCCCGTTGGCGGACGGTAGCGTGGTGTTGCGTCTTCGTGGGCAGGCTTTGTCGGGGGGTAAGAGGTTTGCGTGGACGGAGTTTTCGATTCCTGACGAGTCTGATCCGGATAATGTGTCGCGGCAGTGGCGGAAGTTGGCGGGGGATACGAATCCGGCGTTGGGGCGTCGCCTGAATTTTGGGACCGTAAGCGATGAGCATGAGTCGATGTCTGCTGCCGGTTTTGCTCGGGAGCGGCTTGGCTGGTGGGATCGTGGACAGTCTGCTGCGTCGGTGATTCCGGCTGATAAGTGGGCTCAGTCGGCTGTTGATGAGGCGAGTTTGGTTGGCGGGAAAGTGTTTGGTGTCTCGTTTTCTCGTTCTGGGGATCGGGTTGCTTTGGCGGGTGCTGGCCGGACTGATACTGGGGTTCATGTTGAGGTTATTGATGGGCTGTCGGGGACGATTGTTGATGGTGTGGGCCGGTTGGCTGACTGGTTGGCGGTTCGTTGGGGTGATACTGACCGGATTATGGTTGCCGGGTCTGGTGCGGTGTTGTTGCAGAAGGCGTTGACGGATCGTGGTATTCCGGGTCGTGGCGTGGTGGTTGCTGATACAGGGATGTATGTGGAGGCGTGTCAGGCCTTCCTGGAAGGTGTAAGGTCTGGGAATGTTTCTCATCCTCGTGCTGATTCTCGCCGTGACATGTTGGATATTGCTGTGAGGTCGGCGGTTCAGAAAAAGAAAGGCTCTGCGTGGGGTTGGGGTTCCTCGTTTAAGGATGGTTCTGAGGTGCCTTTGGAGGCTGTGTCGTTGGCGTTTTTGGGGGCTAAACGTGTTCGTCGTGGTCGTCGGGAGCGTAGTGGTAGGAAGCGGGTGTCTGTGGTATGAACTCGGATGAGTTGGCTCTGATTGAGGGCATGCACGATCGTATCCAAAGGTTGTCTTCGTGGCATTGTCGCATTGAGGGCTACTATGAGGGCTCTAATCGGGTGCGTGATTTGGGGGTGGCTATTCCTCCGGAGTTGCAGCGTGTGCAGACTGTGGTGTCGTGGCCTGGTATAGCTGTGGATGCTTTGGAGGAGCGTCTGGATTGGCTTGGCTGGACTAATGGTGACGGCTACGGTCTGGATGGTGTGTATGCTGCGAATCGGCTTGCTACGGCGTCGTGTGATGTGCATTTGGATGCGCTGATTTTTGGGTTGTCGTTTGTGGCTGTTATTCCCCAGGATGATGGGTCGGTGTTGGTTCGTCCGCAGTCACCAAAGAATTGTACAGGCAAGTTTTCGGCTGACGGGTCTCGTCTGGATGCTGGCCTTGTGGTGCAGCAGACGTGTGATTCTGAGGTTGTTGAGGCGGAGTTGTTGCTGCCTGATGTGATTGTTCAGGTGGAGCGGCGGGGGTCGCGTGAATGGGTTGAGACGGGCCGTATACCGAATGTGTTGGGTGCGGTTCCGCTTGTGCCTATTGTGAATCGGCGTAGGACTTCTAGGATTGATGGCCGTTCGGAGATTACGAGGTCTATTAGGGCTTACACGGATGAGGCTGTGCGCACACTGTTGGGGCAGTCTGTGAATCGTGATTTTTATGCGTATCCTCAGCGTTGGGTGACTGGCGTGAGCGCGGATGAGTTTTCGCAGCCTGGCTGGGTCCTGTCGATGGCTTCTGTGTGGGCTGTGGATAAGGATGATGATGGTGACACTCCGAATGTGGGGTCGTTTCCTGTCAATTCGCCTACACCGTATTCGGATCAGATGAGACTGTTGGCGCAGTTGACTGCGGGTGAGGCGGCTGTTCCGGAACGCTATTTCGGGTTTATCACGTCTAACCCACCTAGTGGGGAGGCTTTGGCTGCCGAGGAGTCGCGGCTTGTGAAGCGTGCTGAACGCAGGCAGACGTCGTTTGGTCAGGGCTGGCTGTCGGTTGGTTTCCTGGCTGCCAGGGCGCTTGATTCTCGTGTTGATGAGGCCGATTTTTTTGGTGATGTTGGTTTGCGTTGGCGTGATGCTTCGACGCCTACCCGGGCGGCTACGGCTGATGCTGTGACGAAGCTTGTTGGTGCCGGTATTTTGCCTGCTGATTCTCGTACGGTGTTGGAGATGTTGGGGCTTGATGATGTGCAGGTTGAGGCTGTGATGCGTCATCGTGCTGAGTCGTCGGATCCGTTGGCTGCGCTGGCTGGGGCTATATCACGTCAAACTAACGAGGTATGATAGGCGATGGTTTCGGGGGCTATGTCGAGGCTTGCTGCGACTGAGTATCAGCGTGAGGCGGTCAGGTTTGCTGGGAAGTATGCGGGCTATTATGCCGAGCTGGGTCGTTTGTGGCATTCCGGGAAGATGACAGATGCGCAGTATGTGCGTTTGTGTGTGGAGTTGGAGCGTGCCGGCCATGACGGTTCAGCAGCTATGGCAGCCCGATTCGTGCAAGATTTTCGCCGGTTGAATGGTGTGAATCCGGGTTTGATTGTGTATGACGAGTTTGATGCTGCGGCGGCTTTGGCTAGGTCTATTTCGACCACGAAGATTCTTAAGAGTGACCCGGATGGGGCGAATGACACGATTGATGCGATGGCTGCGGGTTTTGATCGGGCTGTTATGAATGCTGGCCGTGACACGGTTGAGTGGTCTGCGGGTGCGCAGGGTAGGTCGTGGCGTCGGGTTACTGATGGTGATCCGTGCGCGTTTTGTGCCATGTTGGCTACGAGGTCGGATTATACGACTAAGGAAAGGGCACTTACTACTGGTCATACTCGGCGTCATAAGCGTGGTGGTAAGCGCCCGTTTGGTTCGAAGTATCATGATCATTGTGGTTGTACGGTGGTTGAGGTTGTTGGCCCTTGGGAACCAAATAGGGCTGATGCCGGGTATCAGAGGACGTATGAGAAGGCCCGTGAGTGGGTTGATGATCATGGGTTGCAGCAGTCGCCTAGCAATATTTTGAAGGCTATGCGTACTGTTGGCGGCATGAGATAATTTGATGTGGTTTCCGGTTGTGCGCCGCCGGTTATTGGTGCACAGGGTTGTCTCCCGCACGGGGGTCAACAATGTTGTGTTGTTTTCCGCAAGGAGTGTAGGGTTAGGCTATGGCCGATCAGAGTGTTGAGGAACAGAATGTTGACAATGATGTTGTGGAGTCCGGAAAGGATAATGGCATTGTTGATACAGTAAAAGACGATGGCGGGCAGGAGGTAGCCGACAATCAGTTGAAGAATGAAGGCGAGGGTAAATCGCCGGGAACTGATTGGAAGGCGGAGGCCCGTAAGTGGGAGTCTCGTGCTAAAAGTAATTTCGCCGAGTTGGAGAAGCTTCGTACATCGAGTGACGATTCTGGATCTACTATTGATGAGCTTCGCCGCAAGAATGAGGAACTCGAAGACAGGATCAACGGGTTTGTTCTTGAGGGTGTGAAGCGCGAGGTTGCTTCAGAGTATGGTTTGTCCAGTGATGCGATCGCTTTCTTGTCGGGTGGCGATAAGGAGTCGCTTGCCGAGTCTGCGAAAGCTTTGAAGGGTTTGATCGACCATAGTAGTGGTGGCGCGGGTGTGCGCCGTCTTGCGGGGAGTGCCCCCGTTGATGATGTTAAACGACGTGAGGGTGTCGCGTTTGTGGATGCTCTTGTCAATAATTCTAGGAGATGATTTGTGATGGCTGACGATTTTCTTTCTGCAGGGAAGCTTGAGCTTCCTGGTTCTATGATTGGTGCGGTTCGTGACCGTGCTATCGATTCTGGTGTTTTGGCGAAGCTTTCGCCGGAGCAGCCGACTATTTTCGGTCCTGTTAAGGGTGCCGTGTTTAGTGGTGTTCCTCGCGCTAAGATTGTTGGTGAGGGCGAGGTTAAGCCTTCCGCGTCTGTTGATGTTTCGGCGTTTACTGCGCAGCCTATCAAGGTTGTGACTCAGCAGCGTGTCTCGGACGAGTTTATGTGGGCTGATGCTGATTACCGTCTGGGTGTTTTGCAGGATCTGATTTCCCCGGCTCTTGGTGCTTCGATTGGTCGCGCCGTGGATCTGATTGCTTTCCATGGTATTGATCCTGCCACTGGTAAAGCGGCTGCCGCTGTGCATACTTCGCTGGATAAGACGAAGCATATTGTTGATGCCACGGATTCTGCTACGACCGATCTGGTCAAGGCTGTTGGTCTTATCGCTGGTGCTGGTTTGCAGGTTCCTAACGGGGTTGCTTTGGATCCCGCGTTCTCGTTTGCCCTGTCTACTGAGGTGTATCCGAAGGGGTCTCCGCTTGCCGGGCAGCCTATGTATCCTGCCGCCGGGTTTGCCGGTTTGGATAATTGGCGCGGTCTGAATGTTGGTGCTTCTTCGACTGTTTCGGGTGCCCCGGAGATGTCGCCTGCCTCTGGTGTTAAAGCTATTGTTGGTGATTTCTCTCGTGTTCATTGGGGTTTCCAGCGTAACTTCCCGATCGAGCTTATCGAGTATGGTGACCCGGATCAGACTGGGCGTGACCTGAAGGGCCATAATGAGGTTATGGTTCGTGCCGAGGCTGTCCTGTATGTGGCTATCGAGTCGCTTGATTCGTTTGCTGTTGTGAAGGAGAAGGCTGCCCCGAAGCCTAATCCGCCGGCCGAGAACTGATTCATTTGTTGCGGTGATGTTTTCTATGTGCAGGGGGTGGTGTTGATGGGTATCATTTTGAAGCCTGAGGATATTAAGCCTTTCGCCGATATTCCTGAGGGGAAGCTTGAGGCGATGATCGCCGATGTGGAGGCTGTGGCTGTCAGTGTCGCCCCCTGTATCGCTAAACCGGATTTCAAATACAAGGATGCCGCTAAAGCGATCCTACGCAGGGCTTTGTTGCGCTGGAATGATACCGGGGTTTCTGGGCAGGTTCAGTATGAGTCGGCGGGTCCTTTCGCTCAGACTACACGGTCTAATACTCCCACGAATTTGTTGTGGCCTTCCGAGATTGCCGCGTTGAAGAAGCTGTGTGAGGGTGATGGTGGGGCTGGTAAAGCGTTCACTATCACACCGACCATGAATAGTAGTGTGAATCATTCTGAGGTGTGTTCCACGGTGTGGGGTGAGGGTTGCTCGTGCGGGTCGAATATTAACGGCTACGCTGGCCCTTTGTGGGAGATATGATATGACCAGTTTTCCTTATGGTGAAACGGTTGTGATGCTTCAACCGACTGTTCGTGTCGATTATCTTGGTGACAAGGTTGAGGATTGGGGGCATCCTGTAGAAACCGTGTACCATAACGTGGCCATCTATGCTTCCGTTTCGCAGGAGGATGAGGCCGCGGGGCGTGACTCTGACTATGAGCATTGGTCGATGCTTTTCAAGCAGTCTGTTGTGGGTGCTGATTATCGTTGCAGGTGGCGTATCCGGGGTGTTGTGTGGGAGGCTGACGGGTCTCCTATGGTGTGGCATCATCCGATGTCTGGCTGGGATGCGGGCACGCAGATCAATGTGAAGCGTAAGAAGGGCTGATGGGTAGTGGCTCAGGATGTGAATGTGAAGCTGAACTTGCCGGGTATTCGTGAGGTGTTGAAGTCTCCTGGGGTGCAGGGCATGTTGGCTGAGCGTGGCGAGCGTGTCAAGCGTGCGGCCTCGGCGAATTTGGGCGGTAACGCTTTCGATAAGGCCCAATACCGTGCTGGTTTGTCGTCGGAGGTGCAGGTTCACCGTGTTGAGGCTGTCGCTCGTATAGGCACCACATATAAGGGTGGGAAGCGTATTGAGGCGAAGCATGGCACGCTGGCTCGTTCGATTGGGGCTGCGTCGTGATCGTCTACGATGACCCCAGGAAGTGGGCTAAACGCGTGCTCAAGGATGATGGCTGGCTGTCTGATATACCCTGTGTGGGGACGGTGCCCGATGATTTTACGGGTGACCTGATTTGGTTGGCGTTGGATGGTGGCCCGCAGTTGCATGTGCGTGAGCGTGTTTTTTTGCGCGTGAATGTGTTTTCGGATACGCCTGATCGGGCTATGTCGCTAGCTAGGCGGGTGGAGGCTGTCCTGGTTGATGGGGTTGATGGTGGCCCGGTGGTGTTTTGTCGACGGTCTACTGGTCCTGATTTGCTGGTTGATGGTGCACGTTTTGATGTGTATTCGCTTTTTGAGCTGATATGTCGGCCTGTCGAATCTGAGTAAACGTATTTGTTTTTGTTTTAATGTAATTGTTTGATATTTAATGGGGGTTGTGATGGCTGCAACACGTAAAGCGTCTAATGTTCGCTCAGCGGTTACAGGTGACGTCTATATTGGTAAAGCTCACGCCGGTGACACTATTGATGGTGTGAAGACGGTTCCTGATGGGCTGACTGCTTTAGGGTATTTGTCGGATGACGGGTTTAAGATTAAGCCTGAGCGTAAAACGGATGATTTGAAGGCTTGGCAGAATGCGGATGTTGTTCGCACTGTGGCTACGGAGTCGTCTATCGAGATTTCTTTCCAGCTGATCGAGTCTAAGAAGGAGGTTATCGAACTGTTTTGGCAGTCGAAGGTTACTGCCGGATCTGATTCGGGTTCGTTCGATATTTCTCCGGGTGCCACGACGGGTGTTCACGCCCTGTTGATGGATATTGTGGATGGCGATCAGGTTATTCGCTACTATTTCCCTGAGGTTGAGCTTGTCGATCGTGACGAGATTAAGGGTAAGAATGGCGAAGTGTACGGGTATGGTGTGACGTTGAAGGCTTACCCTGCCCAGATTAATAATACTGGTAATGCGGTGTCGGGTCGGGGGTGGATGACGGCTTTAAAAGCTGATACTCCTCCGGTTCCGCCTTCTCCGAAGCCTCAGCCGGATCCTAATCCGCCGTCTAATAACTGATACACAAGTTTGAGGGATTGTTGATAGATGAGTGACACAGGTTACACGTTGAAGATTGGTGACCGTAGCTGGGTGTTGGCGGATGCGGAGGAGACGGCTCAGGCTGTTCCTGCCCGCGTTTTCCGTCGTGCAGCTAAGATTGCCCAGTCGGGGGAGTCTGCGGATTTCGCCCAGGTTGAGGTGATGTTTTCTATGTTGGAGGCTGCCGCCCCGGCTGACGCGGTGGAGGCCCTGGAGGGGCTTCCTATGGTTCGTGTTGCCGAGATTTTCCGCCAGTGGATGGAATACAAGCCCGACCAGAAAGCGGCCTCCCTGGGGGAATAGTTTGGCTCCACGGCCTGATTGATGATTATCGTGGGGCCATCGAATACGATTTTCGCACTAAATTTGGTGTTTCTGTTTATAGTGTTGGTGGCCCGCAGATGTGTTGGGGTGAGGCTGTCCGGCTGGCTGGCGTGTTGTGTGGTGATACGTCGAGCCAGTTGGCGGCCCACCTGAATGGTTGGCAGCGCCCGTTTGAGTGGTGCGAGTGGGCTGTGTTGGACATTCTGGATCATTACAGGTCTGCTAATAGTGAGGGGCAGCCGGAGCCTGTGGCGAGGCCTACGGATGAGCGTAGGGCCCGGTTTACGTCTGGGCAGGTGGACGATATTTTGGCGCGTGTTCGTGCCGGTGGCGGGGTGTCTCGCGAGATTAATATTATGGGGTGAATAGTGTATGTCTGGTGAGATTGCTTCCGCATATGTGTCGTTGTATACGAAGATGCCGGGTTTGAAGGCGGATGTTGGTAAACAGCTTTCTGGGGTGATGCCTGCTGAGGGTCAGCGTTCGGGTAGTCTTTTTGCTAAGGGCATGAAGTTGGCGCTTGGTGGTGCCGCAATGGTGGGTGCCATCAATGTTGCCAAGAAGGGCCTCAAGTCTATCTATGATGTGACTATTGGTGGCGGTATTGCTCGCGCTATGGCTATTGATGAGGCTCAGGCTAAACTTACTGGTTTGGGTCATACGTCGTCTGACACGTCTTCGATTATGAATTCGGCTATTGAGGCTGTGACTGGTACGTCGTATGCATTGGGTGATGCGGCTTCGACGGCTGCGGCGTTGTCTGCTTCGGGTGTGAAGTCTGGCGGGCAGATGACGGATGTGTTGAAGACTGTCGCCGATGTGTCTTATATTTCGGGTAAGTCGTTTCAGGATACGGGCGCTATTTTTACGTCTGTAATGGCCCGCGGTAAGTTGCAGGGCGATGACATGTTGCAGCTTACGATGGCTGGTGTTCCTGTACTGTCTTTGCTTGCCAGGCAGACGGGTAAAACCTCGGCTGAGGTGTCGCAGATGGTGTCGAAGGGGCAGATTGATTTTGCCACGTTTGCGGCTGCGATGAAGCTTGGCATGGGTGGTGCTGCGCAGGCGTCTGGTAAGACGTTTGAGGGCGCTATGAAGAATGTTAAGGGTGCCCTGGGTTATCTTGGTGCTACGGCTATGGCGCCGTTTCTTAACGGGTTGCGGCAGATTTTTGTTGCGTTGAATCCGGTTATCAAGTCGGTGACGGATTCTGTGAAGCCCCTGTTTGCGTCGGTGGATCAGGGGATTCAGCGGGTGATGCCGTCTATTTTGGCGTGGATTAATCGTATGCCGGGCATGATTACGAGAATGAATGCACAGATGCGCGCCAAGGTGGAGCAGTTGAAGGGCATTTTTGCGAGAATGCATTTGCCGGTCCCTAAAGTGAATTTGGGTGCCATGTTTGCTGGCGGCACCGCAGTGTTTGGTATTGTTGCTGCGGGTGTTGGGAAGCTTGTTGCAGGGTTTGCCCCGTTGGCGGTGTCGTTGAAGAATCTACTGCCGTCGTTTGGTGCTTTGAAGGGTGCCGCTGGCGGGCTTGGCGGCGTGTTTCGCGCCTTGGGTGGCCCTGTTGGTATTGTGATCGGCTTGTTTGCTGCCATGTTTGCCACTAACGCCCAGTTCCGTGCCACTGTTATGCAGCTTGTGGCTGTGGTTAGCCAGGCTTTGGGGCAGATTATGGCCGCTGTGCAGCCACTGTTTGGTTTGGTTGCTGGGCTGGTGGCACAGTTGGCGCCAGTGTTCGGCCAGATTATCGGTATGGTTGCCGGGTTGGCTGCCCAGCTGGTGCCTGTGATTAGTATGCTTGTCGCCCGGCTAGTTCCTGTGATCACGCAGATTATTGGTGCGGTGACACAGGTGGCGGCCATGTTGTTGCCGGCGTTGATGCCGGTGTTGCAGGCTGTTGTTGCTGTGATACGGCAGGTTGTTGGCGTGATCATGCAGTTGGTGCCTGTTTTGATGCCTGTGATTCAACAGATTTTGGGTGCTGTCATGTCTGTTCTGCCGCCTATCATCGGCCTGATCCGGTCGCTGATACCAGTCATCATGTCGATTATGCGTGTGGTGATGCAGGTTGTTTCGGTTGTGTTGCAGGTGGTGGCCCGCATTATTCCGGTTGTGATGCCAATTGTGACAGCTGTGATCGGGTTTGTTGCACGTATTCTTGGCGCTATTGTGTCTGCTGCAGCCCGCATTATTGGGACTGTCACCCGTGTCATCTCATGGGTTGTGAATCATTTAGTGTCTGGCGTGAGGTCTATGGGTACGGCCATCTTGAATGGCTGGAATCATATTAGAGCGTTTACGTCTGCTTTTATTAACGGTTTCAAGTCGGTGATTTCGGGCGGCGTGAACGCGGTTGTGGGGTTTTTTGCCCGGCTTGGTTCTTCGGTTGCCTCCCATGTGGGGTCTGGTTTTAACGCGGCTCGTGGCGCTGTTTCTTCTGCGATGAATGCTATCCGGAGTGTTGTGTCTTCGGTGGCGTCTGCTGTTGGCGGGTTTTTCAGTTCGATGGCGTCTAGGGTTCGTAGTGGTGCTGTGTGCGGGTTTAATGGTGCCCGGAGTGCGGCTTCTTCTGCTATGCACGCTATGGGGTCCGCTGTGTCTAGCGGTGTGCATGGTGTGCTGGGTTTTTTCCGGAATCTTCCTGGCAATATTCGGCGTGCGCTTGGTAATATGGGGTCCCTGTTGGTGTCTGCTGGCCGTGATGTGGTGTCTGGTTTGGGTAATGGTATCAAGAACGCTATGAGTGGCCTGTTGGATACGGTACGTAATATGGGTTCTCAGGTTGCTAATGCCGCTAAATCGGTGTTGGGTATTCATTCCCCATCGCGGGTGTTTCGTGACCAGGTTGGCCGCCAGGTTGTTGCCGGTTTGGCTGAGGGGATCACTGGGAATGCTGGTTTGGCGTTGGATGCGATGTCGGGTGTGGCTGGACGGCTGCCTGATGCGGTTGATGCCCGGTTTGGTGTGCGATCGTCTGTGGGCTCGTTTACCCCGTATGGCAGGTATCAGCGTGCGAATGATAAGAATGTTGTGGTGAATGTGAATGGGCCTACTTATGGTGATCCTAACGAGTTTGCGAAGCGGATTGAGCGGCAGCAGCGTGATGCTTTGAACGCGTTGGCTTACGTGTGATTGGGGGTGTTGTGCATGTTTATTCCTGACCCGTCTGATCGTTCGGGTTTGACTGTGACTTGGTTTATGGATCCGCTGTTTGGTGGGGAGCGTGTGCTTCATTTGACGGATTATACGGGTGCGTCTCCTGTCATGTTGTTGAATGATTCGTTGCGTGGTTTGAGTGTTCCTGAGGTGGAGCATTTTTCTCAAACTCATGTTGGGGTGCACGGCTCGGAGTGGCGCGGGTTTAATGTGAAGCCTCGCGAGGTGACGCTGCCTGTGTTGGTGTCGGGTGTTGACCCGGATCCTGATGGCGGGTTTCGTGACGGTTTCATGAAGGCGTATGACGAGTTGTGGTCTGCTTTTCCTCCCGGGGGGGAGGGGGAGTTGTCGGTGAAGACTCCTGCCGGTGTTGAGCGTGTGTTGAAGTGCCGGTTTGATTCGGTGGATGACACGTTGACTGTGGATCCGGTGAACAGGGGTTATGCGCGCTATCTGTTGCATTTGACAGCTTATGACCCGTTTTGGTATGGGGATGAGCAGAAGTTTCGTTTCAGTAACGCGAAGTTTCAGGATTGGTTGGGTGGCGGCCCTGTCGGCAAGGATGGTACGGCGTTTCCTGTGGTGTTGACGCCTGGTGTTGGTTCGGGTTGGGATAACCTGTCTAATAAGGGTGATGTGCCTGCGTGGCCTGTGATTCGTGTTGAGGGTCCTTTGGAGTCGTGGTCTGTGCAGATTGATGGTTTGCGTGTGTCTTCGGACTATCCTGTCGAGGAGTATGATTGGATCACTATTGACACGGATCCTCGTAAACAGTCTGCATTGTTGAACGGGTTTGAGGATGTGATGGATCGTTTGAAGGAGTGGGAATTTGCGCCTATCCCGCCTGGCGGTTCTCGGAGTGTGAATATTGAGATGGTTGGTTTGGGTGCCATTGTTGTGTCGGTGCAGTACAGGTTTTTGAGGGCTTGGTGAATAACTGATGGCTGGTCTTGTTCCGCATGTAACATTGTTTACGCCGGATTATCGCCGTGTGGCGCCTATCAATTTTTTTGAATCATTGAAGTTGTCGTTGAAGTGGAATGGTTTGTCTACGCTGGAGTTGGTGGTGTCGGGGGATCATTCAAGGCTTGACGGGTTGACGAGGCCGGGTGCACGGCTGGTTGTTGATTATGGTGGTGGCCAGATTTTTTCTGGGCCTGTGCGTAAGGTTCATGGTGTGGGTCCGTGGCGTTCTTCACGGGTGACTATCACGTGTGAGGATGATATCCGCCTGTTGTGGCGTATGCTGATGTGGCCTGTGAATTATCGCCCTGGTATGGTTGGTATGGAGTGGCGTGCCGACAGGGATTATGCCCACTATTCGGGTGCGGCGGAGTCGGTTGCTAAGCAGGTGTTGGGGGATAATGCTTGGCGTTTTCCGCCTGGTTTGTTTATGACCGATGATGAGAGTCGTGGCCGCTATATTAAGGATTTTCAGGTGCGGTTTCACGTGTTTGCCGATAAGTTGTTGCCGGTGTTGTCGTGGGCTCGGATGACTGTCACGGTGAACCAGTTTGAGAATGCGAAGTTTGATCAGCGGGGTTTGCTGTTTGATTGCGTGCCTGCTGTGACCCGGAAGCATGTGTTGACTGCCGAGTCTGGTTCGATTGTGTCGTGGGAGTATGTGCGTGACGCCCCGAAGGCGACATCTGTGGTGGTTGGTGGCCGCGGCGAGGGCAAGGATCGGCTGTTTTGTGAGGATGTTGATTCGATGGCCGAGGATGACTGGTTTGATCGTGTAGAGGTGTTTAAGGATGCCCGTAACACGGATTCTGAACATGTGCATCTCATCGATGAGGCTGAGCAGGTGCTGTCCGAGTTAGGGGCCACGTCGGGGTTTAAGATCGAGTTGGCGGAGTCGGATGTGTTGCGTTTTGGGCCAGGCAATCTGATGCCCGGGGATTTGATCTATGTGGATGTGGGTTCTGGCCCTATTGCGGAGATTGTTCGGCAGATTGATGTGGAGTGTGTATCGCCTGGTGACGGCTGGACGAAGGTGACACCTGTTGCTGGGGATTATGAGGATAATCCGTCGGCGTTGCTAGCACGGCGTGTGGCTGGTTTGGCTGCGGGTGTGCGGGATTTGCAAAAATTCTAGAAAAGATTAGGGGTTTGTTGTGGGTATTGTGTGTAAAGGGTTTGATGGTGTGTTGACCGAGTATGATTGGGCTCAAATGTCTGGTCTGATGGGTAATATGCCGTCTGTGAAAGGGCCGGACGATTTTCGTGTCGGCACTACTGTTCAGGGTGCCACAGTGTTGTGTGAGGTTTTGCCGGGGCAGGCTTGGGCTCACGGGGTGATGTGCACGTCGAATAGTGTTGAGACGGTGACGGGGCAGCTTCCGGGCCCTGGTGAGACCCGCTACGACTATGTGGTGTTGTCTCGGGATTGGGAGCAGAACACGGCCAAGTTGGAGATTGTTCCCGGGGGGCGTGCGGAGCGTGCCCGTGACGTGTTGCGTGCGGAGCCTGGCGTGTTCCATCAGCAGCTACTGGCTACTTTGGTGGTGTCGTCTAACGGGTTGCAGCAGCAGCTGGATCGGCGTGCTATAGCGGCTAGGGTGGCATTTGGGGAGTCTGCTGCGTGTGATCCTACCCCTGTGGAGGGTGATCGTGTGATGGTTCCTTCGGGGGCTGTGTGGGCTAACCATGCCGGCGAGTGGATGTTGTTGTCTCCCAGGATTGAGACGGGCACTAAGCAGATCCAGTTTGGCGGGTCTGCTGTGTATGCTTACACGATCCCGTTTGAGCGGCCGTTTAGTAGTGCGCCTGTTGTGGTGGCGTCTATGGCTACGGCGGCTGGGGGCACGGCACAGATTGATGTGAAAGCCTACAATATTACTAATAAGGATTTTAGTTTAGCGTTTATTACGAATGATGGTTCTAAGCCGAATGGTGTGCCCGCAATAGCTAACTGGATAGCTGTGGGCGTGTGACCGGGCTGTTGTTGTGGCGGATGGTGTGATGTTGGGGGGGCTGTGGTGTCGTGGTTTACTCCTGCACTGGTGGCCTCTATTTGTACCGCGTTGGCCACGATTTTGGGTTCTGTTCAGGCGGTCACATCCCGTTCTAGGCGGCGTTTGCGGCGGCTGTCGGCTCAGGTGGATGCGATGGAAGAGTATACGTGGTGTGTGCGGCGTGAGGTTCGCCGGTTTAACTCGCGGCTTCCTGACGAGGTGGAGCCTATGCGTCTTCCTGATGTGCCCGGGTTTTTGAAAGATACTGTTGATGGTGGAGGTGAGTAGGGTTGAGGGAGTTGGAGGAAGAAAAAAGGCAGCGCCGCTCGTTTGAGAAGGCTTCCCTGATACTGTTGTTTTTGTCGCTTGTGCTGTTGGCGGTGGTTGCCGGGGGTGCTTTACGGTACGGGTCTGTGGCTTCGCAAAGGGATTCGGAGCAGGCGAGGGCCCAGTCTAATGGTACGGCGGCTCGGGGTTTAGCTAGCCGTGTGAAGCAGGCGTGTACTTCGGGTGGGGTGGAGTCTGCGCGGCTTCACCAGTCTGGCTTGTGTGTGGATGCGGTGCGTGTTGAGCGTAGCGTGCAGGGTGTGCCGGGTCCTGCCGGTGAGCGCGGCCCGCAAGGCCCTGCAGGGGTTGACGGCCGGGATGGTGTTAATGGTTCGGCTGGGCTGGTTGGCCCTGTTGGTCCGCAGGGTTCTCCCGGTTTGAATGGTATGAAAGGTCCTGACGGGCTGCCTGGCGCGAATGGATCGGATGGCCATAATGGTGTTGCGGGCCGTGCAGGTGCTGACGGTGTGAACGGGGTTGACGGCGCTGATGGTCGGGATGGTTCGGCCGGTGAACGCGGTGATGTGGGCCCTTCAGGTCATGCCGGCCCGCAAGGTGCACAGGGTGAACGGGGTGAGCGCGGCCCCGCCGGTGCGAACGGATCCGATGGCAAGGATGGTAAAGATGGGCGCTCGGTGGTGTCTGTGTACTGTTTCGGGGGTCGCCTGGTTGTGAAATATAGTGACGGTGTGGCTTCTACAATATCGGGCTCGGTGGCCTGCCAGGGTGTGAAACCGTCGCCTATAGTGACTATATCATCCCACAAATAGAAAGGAGTGGCTGTGATGGTAGTGTTTGGTGGTGATGTGTGGTGAGGTTTATTCCTGCGGCGCACCATTCTGCCGGCTCGAATAGTCCGGTGAATAGGGTTGTGATTCATGCGACGTGCCCGGATGTGGGGTTTCCGTCTGCCTCCCGTAAGGGTAGGGCGGTGTCCACGGCAAACTATTTCGCGTCCCCATCGTCTGGGGGTTCGGCGCATTATGTGTGTGATATTGGGGAGACGGTGCAGTGCCTGTCAGAGGGGACTATTGGATGGCATGCCCCGCCGAATCCGCATAGTTTGGGTATAGAGATTTGCGCGGATGGGGGTTCGCATGCCTCGTTCCGGGTGTCAGGGCATGCTTACACTCGTGAGCAGTGGCTGGATCCTCGCGTGTGGCCTGCGGTTGAGCGTGCCGCCATCCTGTGTAGACGTTTGTGTGACAAATATAATGTTCCAAAGAGGAAGCTTAGTGCAGCCGATTTGAAGGCTGGCAGGCGGGGTGTGTGCGGCCACGTGGATGTGACGGATGCGTGGCATCAGTCGGATCATGATGATCCGGGGCCGTGGTTTCCGTGGGACAGGTTTATGGCCGTAGTCAACGGCAAAGATGAGAGTGGTGAGTTAACTGTGGCTGATGTGAAAGCCTTGCATGATCAGATTAAACAATTGTCGGCACAGGTGGCCCAGTCGGTGAACCAGCTGCACCATGATGTTGGTGTGGTTCAGGTTCAGAATGGTGATTTGGGTAAACGTGTTGATGCCCTGTCGTGGGTGAAGAATCCGGTGACGGGGAAGCTGTGGCGCACCAAGGATGCTTTGTGGAGCATCTGGTATTACGTGCTGGAGTGTCGTAGCCGTATTGACAGGCTTGAGTCGACTGTTAACGGTTTGAAAAAGTGATGGTGGTTTGTTGTGGGTAAACAGTTTTGGTTGGGCTTGTTGGAGCGTGCCCTGAAAACTTTTATTCAAACGTTTGTTGCTGTGCTTGGGGTGACGGCGGGTGTCACGTATACTGCGGAGTCGTTTCGCGGTTTGCCGTGGGAGCCTGCCTTGATAACAGCAACGGTTGCTGCGGTGCTGTCGGTGGCTACATCGTTTGGTAATCCGTCGTTTGTGGCCGGTAAGCCGAAGGTGACACCGGTTGTGGATGCGGGTTTGGTTCCACCGAATGATGGGGGCATTGTTGAGCCGCATATGGTTGATGTGTCGGATCCTGGCATGATCGAGCCGATAGATGATGTTGATGTTGTCGGCTATGAGCCTCGGCGTGCAGCAGAGTCGGAGGTTGGGACGGTAGAGTCTACTGTTGCATAATTGAACATAGATGTGTGCCCCAGCGGTGCTGCTACGATCGTGTGGCGGTTGCCGCTGGGGCACTATTTCTGTTTATGCGGTGTGGCTATGATTCGTTGCGGTCGATGGTGTCTTCGAGCATCTGATACAGGTGGAGGCAGGTAGAGATCGTATCGCTGGCCTGGTCTAGAACGTTCCGGCCGATAACGTTTTTGTGGTTGTCGCGGTGGCGGATGATAGCCCACATGATCTCGTCGGCTGCCGCCTGCAATAGTTTTGCCTGGTATGCGATTCCGGCGAGCCAGTCTAGTGCTTCCTGGCTTGCATAGGGGCTCTGGTCCTCGCTGTTGTTTGTGGGGTGTCCTGCACTGTCGCATAACCACAGGATTTCGCTGCACTCGTCTAGCGTGTCCTGGTCGATAGCGAGATCGTCGAGGCTGACTTCGTTGACGGTAAGGTTCACGTTGTCGAGGGAGATGGGTACACCGTACTGGTTTTCGACACTGTCAACAATGTTTTCCAGCTGTTGCATGTTGGTGGGCTGTTGTTGGACGATACGGTGTATCGCTGTGTTGAGGGTGGTGTAGGTGATATTGTGTGTGTTGTTCATGGTTTTATCCCATCCCTGTGCTGTCGTCGTTTTCGTCTGGATAGTATGTGCTGTTTGCGTACTCGGTTAACGTCATCAGTGTTTGGTCTGCCCACTGTTTCACGGTTTGTCTTGTCACTCCGAGTCGTTGGGCGGCCGACGCATATGTTTGATCATATCCATAGACTTCCCGGAATGCGGCTAGTCGGGCGAAGTGTTTACGCTGTTTGGATGGCTGGCAGGTGAGGGTGTAGTCGTCGATGGCTAGCTGCAAATCGATCATGGTGACAATGTTGTTGCCGTGGTGTTGTGGCGCGGTTGGTGGTGGTGGCATTCCTGGTTCGACACTCGGTTTCCATGGGCCGCCGTTCCAGATCCATTGGGCGGCTTGGATGATGTCGGCGGTGGTGTAGGTTCGGTTCACTGGTAATCCTTAAACAAGTCGTTCATGTTGATGGTGTTGCTGGTGTCGAATCGCCCCACACAGTGGCAGTAGTCGTACATGAGTTTGATAATGTGTTGGTGGTCGCCGAGGTAGGTGTTTCCGCTGATACTGTAGGTGGCTGTGCCGTCTTTACTGATGGTGTATTTGGCGGTGATGGTTTCGGGGTTTTCGGTGTCGGTGATGATGGCTGTGGTGGTGGTGCCTACTGTTTGGAGCACGGTGGTTTGGGTTCCGTCGTCGATGGTGGTTTTAACCATGAGGGGTTCTCCTTTTAAATGCTGGTTTGGTTGTCGGCTAGATGAATAATATCGGATAAAGGTTTCGGTTGGTCGAGGTGTTGTATGGTTTTGTTGGCTAGCCGTTTGGCTACCCTGTAGCACATTTTGATGTAGTGTTTGTTGTCTAGGTTGTGGTATTGTTCCCGCACCGCAATATATAGTAGGGAGTCTTGGTACAGGTCGTCTGCACTGATTGCGGGGTAGTGTCCGGCTGTTTTGGTGCATGCCCGGTTGAGTGTGCGTAGATGATGGTCTGTGGCCCATCCCCACGATGCGGTGGTGGCTAGGTCTGCTTTTGTTGGTCGTCTGCTCATGGCATCTCTTTCATCTGGCTATCTGGTAGTTGTTTGGTGTTTTGTTGTTGATAGTGTAGCACACGAGTCCGGGGTTTCCGGTGGTGCCTGTGCGGTGCCGGAACCATGTGGATTCGCCTTCCATGGATGGGCATTGGATGAAGGTGCGTTGTCCTTGCTCGGAGATTTCTAGGTGGTGTCGGTGCCCGGCCATGAGGATGTGGGATGTGGTTCCGTTGTGGAATTCTTGGCCGCGCCACCATTCGTATTGTTTGCCGGTTCGCCATTGGTGTCCGTGGGCGTGCAGGATTTGTGTGCCTGCCACGTCGACGGTGGTGGTCATTTCGTCTCGGCTGGGGAAGTGGAAGTGTAGGTTGGGGTATTGGTTGTTGAGCTGGTAGGCTTCTGCGATGGCGCGGCAGCAGTCTACGTCGAAGGAGTCGTCGTAGGTGGTGACTCCTTTGCCGAAGCGCACGGCTTCTCCGTGGTTGCCGGGGATGGAGGTGATGGTGACGTTGGCGCAGTAGTCGAATTGGTGGATGAGTTGCATCATGGCCATGCGGGTGAGCCTGATTTGTTCGGTGAGGGGTGTTTGTGTGCGCCAGGCGTTGTTGCCGCCTTGTGACACGTATCCTTCGATCATGTCGCCGAGGAATGCGATGTGGACTCGTTGCGGTTTGCCTGCCTGTTGCCAGTAGTGTTTTGCGGCTGTGAGGGAGTGTAGGTAGTCGTCGGCGAAGTGTGATGTTTCTCCGCCGGGGATGCCTTTGCCGATTTGGAAGTCCCCCGCCCCGATGACGAAGGCCGCATTGCTGTAGTCGGTGTGGGTGTTGTCGGCTGGTTTTGGGGGTGTCCATTCGGCTAGTTTATCGACGAGTTCGTCTACAGGGTAGGGGTTGGTTGCGGGTTGGTGGTCGATGATTTTTTGTACGGATCGGCCGGTTTCTCCGTTGGGGAGTGTCCATTCGGAGATGCGTGTGCGGCGTACAGTACCATTGGCTAGATTGTCGTCGATGGTGTCGATGGCGTTGTCGTGGTTGGCTAGCTGTGTGAGTAGCCGGTCAATATTGTCTATCACTGGGTATCCTCTTCCTTTTGCGGGGTGGTGTTGGCTTGTTTGCGGCGATAGTCTTTAATAACGGTGGCGGAGATGGGATATCCGGCTTGGGTGAGCTGTTTTGCTAGCCATGAGGCGGGGATAGACCTGTCGGCGAGCACGTCTGCAGCCTTGTTGCCGTAGCGTTGAATAAGGGTTTCAGTTTTGGTTGCCATGATATCCTATCGGTTGTGTGGTGGGCTGCCATCCTGTGCGGCAGTCGCCGTCGTGTCCCGGTTTGCGTGTGCACCACGATACGGTTCCGTCTGTGTGGTTGAGTGTTTTACCGCACATGACGTTTTGTAGATGCTCCGGCAGCTGGTCGGTGTTGCTGTCGTCTTGCTCGTCTAGCAAAGTTTTTTGTTGGGTGAAAAACTCGGACACGGTGCCATTATGCACGGGTAGTATCCATGTTTTCCATTGTTGTTGCATCCGGGTGTTCCAGTGGAATTGTTTGGCCGCGTTTTCGGCCTGTTTTAAGGTTTTGAAATAGCCTACAATGATCCGCTGGTGGTTGTTGTCTGGCTTGTGTGGCCCTTTCCAATATTGGGCAGCTACAGCGTACCTGTTGTTGTCTGTGAAGCGCCCCCAGCAGTATTCCACCATGTGTGATAGTACCTTGTCGGGCATGTCTCGTACTTGGTTTTCGTCGAGCCACGCGTCGACAATAATGTTGCGTATGGCTCGCTTGTCTTTGGTGGTGGGTTTGAATGCGATGCTCACAGTACGGGCCTGTCGTCTTGCATGAAATCATTAAAGGATGATTCGCTTGTGTGGCGTGCTTGCGTGATTTGCTGGTCGGTCCAGTCGGGGTGTTGCTGTTTCAGATAGTACCATTTGCAGGCGTTGTAGGTTTCGTTTTGTAGCCGTGTGAGATTGTTTTCGGTGATAATTTGTTTCCACATGGCCCAGGATACGTCGAATCGTTTGAGCATGTCGATGGCTGGCACGTTGAAGGAGTTGAGGAAGAGGATTTCCTCCGTGTAGTAGTCTTTTTCGTATTGGTTCCATCCGCTTCGGTGCCTGTTGGGCTGGTTTTTGGGGTAGGCTTCCCGGCATACTTTGTGCAAACGTTTGGCCATGTCGTCGGGTAGTTTAATGTCGGGGTTGGCGCGGATCATGGATCGCATCCCATCATAGGTGGTGCCCCAGGTGTGCATGATGCGGAGTGGGTCTTCACCATCGGCCCATTTTTCTGCACAGATGGCGAGGCGTATCCGTCTCCTGGCGGCTTTGCTGGTGTCGCGGCGGTGGGGGATGGGGCATGTGTCGAGGAGGTCCATGATGTTTTATATGCCTTTCTTTGTTTGGGTTGCTTGTCTGGTTTTATTGTAGCACTGTGTTGAGTGCTTGTGTCAACCCTGTTTTTCCGGCCTGCAGGTAGGTGTCTGTGACATCCCCCAGGGTGAGGGGTACGTGGGTGGCTTGGGGGAGTGCTGTCTGGAGGGTTTGGGCCATCTGGTGGCCCGCCTTGTCTGGGTCGGACCATATGTAGATGTGGTCGTAGCCTTCGAAGAATTTGGTCCAAAAGTTTTGCCACGAGGTTGCGCCGGGTAGGGCTACGGATGGCCATCCGCATTGTTCGAGGATCATGGAGTCGAATTCGCCTTCGCAAATGTGCATTTCGGCTGCCGGGCTGGTCATGGCGGCCATGTTGTAGATGGAGCCTGTGTCTCCTGCCGGGGTTAAGTATTTGGGGTGGTTGTGGGTTTTGCAGTCGTGGGGGAGTGAGCAGCGGAAACGCATTTTTCTTATTTCGGCTGGCCCTTCCCATGTGGGGTACATGTAGGGGATGGTGATGCACTGGTTGTAGTTTTCGTGGCCTGGGATGGGGTCATTGTTGATGTATCCAAGGTGGTGGTAGCGGGCTGTTTCTTCGCTGATGCCTCTTGCTGAGAGCAGGTCGAGTATGTTTTCGAGGTGGGTTTCGTAGCGGGCTGAGGCTTTCTGGATTCGGCGGCGTTCCGCAATGTTGTAGGGTTGTATGCTGTCGTACATTCGGGTTTTCTTTCTCTAGTCGTTGTTTCAGTTGGGCGAGTCCGCCTCCGACACCGCATGTGTGGCAGTACCAGACGCCCTTGTCGAGGTTGATGCTCATGGAGGGCTGGTGGTCGTCGTGGAGTGGGCAGAGGATGTGTTGCTCGTTTCTGGATGGGTTGTAGCGTATCTGGTGGGTGTCGAGGAGGCGGCGGGTGTCAGAGGTGTGGGAGGAGCTCGTTGAGGGTTGATACCACATAAGCTTCGCTCCAGGATTTGTTGCGTTGTTTCATGATAACGAGTCCGATGGTGGACTGACTTTCTCGATTTCGGTGGGTTTCGTAGTTGCGTGCCTCCCGACTGGCTTGTTTCACGAATTGGGCTAGGTGTGCCTGTCCTGCTTTCGCCTCGATCACATAGGTTTTATGGCCGGTTGTGAGGATGAGGTCGCCTTCGTCTTCGCGGCCGTTGAGGTGGAGGCGTTCTATATCATGGCCGGTGTCGCGTAGCTGGTGGAGGAGTCGTGTTTCCCATTCGGCTCCGGCTCGGCGGTTGCGTGCCTGTTGTGTCGACATGATAGTCCTTTGTGTGTTGTGGTCATGTTCCAGGGCTGTTTTTCGGCGAGGGGCCCGAAGAATGTGTATTCGGGGTAGGCTCGTAGTCTTTCGTATCGGGTTCCGTCTGGGCTGGATTTGCCTGTGCGCTGTTTGAGTACGGCGATGCGTGCCTCGGCGGGGATGGTGAGTCCGTTGCCGTTATCCTCGCCACCATAGAGTGAGACTCCGAGGATGAGTTGTGGTTTTTCGGAGAGGCCGTTTTTGATTTCTCGGCGTGCTGGCGGGTGTTCGATGTCGGAGCCGGTTTTGTCGGTTGCGTGGTGTGTGACGATGATGGTGGAGCCAGTATCCCTGCCCAATGCTGTGATCCATTGCATGGCTTCTTGCTGTGCCTGGTAGTCACTCTCGCAGTCTTGGATGTCCATCAGGTTGTCGATGACAATGATTGGTGGGAAGGTGTTCCACATTTCCATGTAGGCTTGCAGTTCCATGGTGATGTCGGTCCAGGTGATGGGTGACTGGAATGAGAATGTGATGTGTTGGCCGTGGTGGATGCTGTCTCGATAGTATTCTGGCCCGTAGTCGTCGATGTTTTGTTGTATCTGGGCGGTGGTGTGTTGGGTGTTGAGTGAGATGATTCGTGTGGAGGCCTCCCAGGGTGTCATGTCCCCTGATATGTAGAGGGCGGGCTGGTTGAGCATGGCGGTGATGAACATGGCTAGCCCGGATTTTTGGCTGCCTGAGCGCCCCGCGATCATGACTAGGTCCCCTTTGTGGATGTGCATGTCCTGGTTGCGGTAGAGGGGTTCTAGCTGGGGTATGCGGGGCAGCTCGGCGGCTGTTTGGGAGGCTCTCTCGAAGGATCGTTGGAGAGAGAGCATCGGAGCCTTAATCTATCTGTCTATCGGTTGGATGATGTTTTGGTGGTCAGATGGAGTCGATATCGATGTCAGTAGAGGCTGTGGTGTCGTCTAGCTGGCCGTTATCGCGCTTGTCTACGTATTCGGCAACCTTATCATAGATGGCGTCGTCTAATGGTTTGAGCACGACCGCGTTGAACCCGTTTTTGGTGCGTACGGTGGCTAGTTTGAAGGCCTGCTCCTCGCCAAGGTATGCTTCTAGATCGCGGATCATGGAGTGTGGGCGATCATTGTTGCCGCGGGCTTTCTCAATAATAGCGTTGGGGATGGTTTCTGGGGTGCCGTTGTTGAGATCGTCTAAGGTGTGGAAGATTGTGACATCAGCGTAGATGCGATCTGCGGTCTGTCCACCGTAGCCTTCGGTGTTGTGTTCTACGTCGTGGACTTTGAAGGCGATAGCTACAGCGTCCTGGTTTCGGGAGGGGTTGAAGAAGGTGCTGTTGCTGTTGTTGCGGTAGTTGGCGAGTCCCATTGTTGTTTCCTTTACTGTTTTGTTGGTTTGTTTGTTGGTTTATCGGGTGAGGCTGTTTCGTTTAGTGCGGAACGCCTCGGATACGTCACTGTTACTGGTGATGATCTTCTTGTACTGTTTGAGGAGGTCTGCTAGCTGTGCTTTGCTTGTTGCATTGTTGATTTTGTCGATGATGGTGTTGTTTCCTTCACTGGCAATGTTGTCTACGTAGTCTTTGGCGGCCTGGTTGTATCGGTCTTGGAGGATGATGGATGCTGTGGCGATCAGGGTTGCCAGGTCCCAGTTCCTTGCCGCCGAACTGTTTTTGAGTCCGCCTAGCAGGTCGATGATAGTCTTCTTTACCTGGTCGGCGGTGTCTCCGCGGATGACGGTCCATGGGGCGGCGTAGTCGCCTCCGTATTTGAGTGTGACGGTGAATCGGTCGTCGTCTGTGTTGTCGGTCACTGGTGCTCCTTGTCTTCTTTTGTTGGGGCTGTGATGGTGGTTTCTATAGGGTACCTGTAGGCGTCTTGCCCGTTGACGGCCCAGCAGGCGTCCTTGACGGGGCAGCCTTTGCAGAGTGCTGTGACGTGGGGTACGAAGATGCCTTGGCTGATTCCTTTCATTGCTTGACTGTACATGGATGCTACATGCCGGTAGGTGTTGTTGTCAAGATCGTATAGTTCGGTGGCCGTTCCCTGCTTGGCGGACTGTTTGTCTGTTTTGGTTGATGCGGGTGTCCAAAACATGCCTTTTGTCACATAGTTGCCGTGTTGGTTGAGCATGTACCGGTATGTGTGCAGCTGCATGCTGTCGGCGGGTAGGCGTCCGGTTTTGAGGTCGAGGATGAAGGTTTCGCCGGTGTTGGTGTCGGTGAAAACGCGGTCGATGTAGCCAACGATCTGGGTGCCGTACTGGAGGGTGGTTTCTACCGGGTATTCGATGCCTGGTTTACCGTCCAGGATTGCGGTGATGTATTCTGGGTGGTTGCGCCTCCATGTTTTCCAGCGGTCCACAAAGGTGGGGCCGTACATCATCCACCAGTCGTAGTCTTTCTTGTGTGGCCCGCCCGACTCGCACATGTTTTTGCATATTCTGCCGGAGGGTTTGATTTCTGTGCCTTCGGATTCAGCGAGGGCGACTTGGGTGTCGAAAATGTTTTTGAAGGATGAGAGTTTGTCTGGTAGTGCAGGGTATTCGGCGGGGTTGTACAGGTGTAGGTCGTATTGTTCGGTGATGTGGTGTATGGCGCTTCCGGCGATGGTGGCGTACCAGGTGTAGTGTTGGGCGTGGTAGCCGTGGGATAGGCGCCATTTTTCTCCGCATTCGGCCCACTGGGTGAGTGAACTGTAGGAGATGTGGCCTGGATGGTCGATGGTGGATGGTTTTTGTGCTAGAGGCATTACTTGTCGCTTTTGTTCCATGGGTTGCGGGTGTCTTGGCCAGCCTGGTGTTGCTGGTATGCGAGGAGTGCGAGGCAGTGCCAGGCTGCGTGTGCCAGATGCGGTAGCCCGGATTCATAATCGAGGTTGTTTCCTTGCTGCCATGATAGTAGGTGCCGATAGAGGGCGTCGACACTGTGGCTCCACGGGTATCCTCCGGTCCAGTTGTTGTCGCCGTATTTGGTGGCACCGTATCCGGCTACTTCGCCTAGGGCGTGAAGGGATGCTGGGTCGATGAGGGATAGCCTGCAGAGTTTCAATTCTTTTCGGGCTCCGGTGTTGGGGTCGGTGTACATGCGGGTTGGCTCATCCATGGGGTGTGTGCTCCTTAAGGGTGGGTTACTGGTTGGGGTTGTGGGCGAGTGCTACGGCGAGGATGATGATGGCGAGGGTTTCTGCGATGAGGATGGGTGTTGTGATCATTTAGTGTTTCGGGGATTGTTGGTGAGGGTTGATGCACCTAGGAGGGTGGCGAGGGCGCATGCGGCGATGATGGCGAGGGCTGCCTTGTGTGGGGTGCCGGTTGCGTACATCCATGTGATGATGGCGCCTTGGATCCAGGCTAGGCTGGTGAAGAACGTTTCGTAGCTGTGTAGCTCGCTGTTGTTCTTTGTGATGTCATTCATGGTAGTTTTCTGCTTTGTGTGCGATGGTTGTGTAAATGTCGTTGAGTGTGGTTTCGATAGTGATGAGAGTATTGATTTCTTGGCTGAGGTCGATATTGTCTTTGAGAGTGTCGATGCGGGCGGCGATATCGGTGGCGGTGCGTAGGCTTACTGCTGCACCGTGGATGATGTGGCACATGTCGGTGAGGCCGACTTTGGCGATATAGTGTGACATGAGAGGCATGATAGGTGTGCTGTCTTTCGGGTTAGCGTGACGGGTTGATGGACATATCCTCTACCTGTGGTTTGTCTTCGGTGCCTGACACTTGGCAGAAGACTTTCACCTGCGTCTTGGATGCTCCGGGTTGCTTGGCGGTGGCACCGTAGGCGATAGTAAAGGTGTCTTTGTGGGCGCCGATGACTTTGTGTAGGAAGAGGTCGATGTCGGGGTTGCCGTTCCATTTGACACCGTTTTCTGCGGCTGTCTGGGTGGCTTTCTGGTTGCAGGCGTGTGCGGCGGTGATCATGGTGAGACCCTTGCTGGTTTCTTCACCCCTTGCTTGGGCTTGCCGGTGGGCTTTGGCCTGCTCGGCTTGTAGGGAGCGGACTGCTGCAGCCTGGCGGGCCTTCTTCTCAGCCTTGCGCTGCTGGACGGTTTTGGGTGTCCATTCGGTGTTGGCTGTGGTGGCCTGTGGGGCTGGCTGTGAGGCGAGTGGCGGATTGTCGCCGGGGGCTGGCATGAATGAGGCGGCGGCGATGATGGCGACTGTGGCGCCTGCGATGGTGTAGCCTTTTTTCTTGTTCATGGCTGTTGTCCCCTTTCCGGGGTGTTGTTCGTTGCTGACATGGTTAAGATTTCCAGACTGGACTGCTACTGTCAACGTTTCGCTCAGTTTGTGTGAGCGATCCTTGTGTGGCTAGGGGTTTTATCGGGCACATAGGGTGAGTAGGTGGCCAACATTGATGCGGCTCACATTCCAGTAGAGTTGTGTGGCTTCACCGCCGGTGAGCGGCTTCCACTCGGTGTGGCTGAACACGGTGCCATCGGATGCGATGAATGTGTCGGGGCGTAGCTTGTGGAGTTCGGCTTCCACGCTCTGCCGGTAGGCTTCGGCGAGGCCCTCAAAATCCATGTGGTCGCAGGAGAGGTTTTCGAGGCGTGTCAGGTCGAAGGGTGTGGGGCAGTCGTAGCTGGCGGGGGTGTAGAGCTGGGTGAAGTTGTCGGCAATCTTGTGCATGATGATGTCCTTTTCTTAACGTGGAGAGTGTTTGGGGGTTTATCGAGTGGATGCTTGGAGGATTGCGTCTATGTCGATCATGTCGATGAGATCGTGGAGTTCCTCAGCTTCGTTCTCGGTGAGTGGCTGCCAGTCGTAGTCGCCGTACACGGCGCCGTCGAGGGTGACAGTCCACAGTGGCCGGATGAGTCGTATGGCTTCTTGTACTTTAGCGTTGTACATGCGGCGCACCATATCGAGATCGATGTCGTCTGAATGGTTTCCGGTGAGGCCATGGAGGCTGAGCGGGTCGATTTCAGTCTGCCTGTAGAGGGATGTGAAGGATGGGGTGATGAGTGTGCCATCCATGAGTGTGCTCCTTTCGGTGGTGTAGGGGTTGTTGTGGTTTCTAGAGTGTGCGGGCTGCGACCCCACAGTCAAGGCTACACTCAATCCGGTTGAGCGTTTCATATGGGTGTGGCATGGGATGTGGCGTATCTCACTTAAGCCTTTATTGCCTCTCTCAGCGCCTCAAATCTTCTGGGGGTAGGATTATGCAGGGTTGACCCTGCTGATCGATTCTAGGGCCCTTCTAGGGCGTCTCAGGGGTATGTCTGGGTGATAGCGAGTGTGGCAGATGATTGAGCGGGTTGAGATGGGCCTGCATAGTAAAGGTCGAGGTGCTATATCTGGACATGGAATCTACACCCTCATACTATGTGAGATAGGCCACACTCTCCCGGTTTGGTGTGCACCCTCAAGACTACTCTGCCGATCTGGCATGGAGGGTGTAGCCCAGAAATACCGTTTAAAGCTGCGACTCGGGGGATTAGAGCGCCTTACAGGGTGGGGGTTAGGTATTTATACCCCCAGCACATTCTGATCGATTCTAGACGCCTCCAGGAGCCTGATACACGATCACCCATCCAGACGCAGATCATCAGCCCCTATCCTGGTTAGCTAAGCCTCAACTATGTGGACGGTGTGGGATACTAAGAGGGAAGAAGGACACGGTACAAGAAAGAGGGGGAGTATCAGCCTTAGGGTCTTAGCACTGATGGACTTAGCACCGAGCCCCTCAAGGGCTCGACATCAGCCCAAACAGGCACAGCCCTGAAAGGGGTACACGCCATCAGGGAAGGCTTGAGAGTACGAGGAGCCTCAGCGACGAGTACTCGAAAGCCTGAGGGAACACTCTCAGCACTGATGGGCCTAGCGTGTTCGGAAAGGACACAGGGGTACAGTGTGAGAGCTGTCCGGGAGTGAAACCCGTTCTGGCTAGGTGTTTTAGCCTTAACCACCCTCAAAGGTTACAAGACTCTAAGAAAATTTAAGGAAAAGTTTAGGTTTAATTTTTGGACCTTTACTACCAAAAACACCCGTTTACACCCCTCAAACCCGCCTATAGAGCCAAATCCACCAGTTTGACTCATCCAAGGTGGGGTATGATAGGCTGGACAGGTAGCCAGCTGGACGCAAGGCCGAAATCCGCTGACGCGGCTTTCACCCTTACATCCATCAGTCTACCAAAGACTTAAAAGCTTAACCGCTAAGTGCTAAGCCCTTAATACCTCAACGCTTAGCACCGAGCCCCTCAAGGGCTCGACATCAGTCTTAAAGCCTTAAACACTTAAAGTACATATAAAACTTTAAAAGCTTAACAGTTAAACGTTAAAAGCTTTAAACCTTAGCACTTAAGTTAAGTATAAAACCTTAAAGACTTAGCACTGAAGGATGTAAACTTTACATCAGTGTTTAAGACTTTACAGCTTAAAGTAAATATTAATACTTAAAGGCTTATAAGCTTTAAACACTTAAAGTAACTATAAAACATTAAAGACCTTAAGTACTTAAAGTTAACAATCAGTCTTAAACTTTAATATTATAACCTATAAGTCTTAAAGCTTATAGGTATAATAATATAATATAAGTTATAAAAGTTTTAGAAGAGCTAAGAGATTAACTTCTTTACTTCTCTTCTCTCTTTGGTACTTTCTCTCTTCTCTTCTTTTCTTCATCAGGGGAGAAGAGGAACCTTTAACCGTCAACGCTGATGGACTTTCACCGTGTGTCTCGTGTGCTTCTGGTCGCAAGCTCCCATCGCCCACTCCCCACACTCTTTCACCCGTGTCCCTTTCAGGCTTAGCGTGTTCGGCTGAAGGCGTACGGCGTGTCACGCCAGCACCCTTAACACCGGGTAAGACTTAAAGTGCATATTATATGTAGAAGACTTTAAAAACCTGTCAGGTGTTCCCGCTGAGCCCGTGTCCTACACCGCTAGGCGCCAAGCGGTAAGTCTGAAACACCCACCCCCCCTTTTTTCTTCCGTGCCCTTCTCTTTTTGGCACAGCTGGGGTGCGATGTGATCTTTTTCACATCCATGGGGGTAGTGGAGAAAACAAACACCCCACCATCAACAGAACACCCCCTCAAACGAACAAAACAGGGCCTAGGATCGAACAGCAGGGCACTGGTAGGGTATTCATACCCTCAACACCTTCTAGGCCGTTACAGGAGCCATGAGAGGCCATACAGGGCTAGGCGAGGAGTTGATGCGCGATGGCACACACCAACCGCACCGCATCCGCCTCACACCGGCGCTGGCGGCAACGACTCATCACCCAAGCCCGACAACAAGGCCAAACCGAATGCCCACTCTGCGGAGCAACCATCACCTGGGACACACACCAGCTACCAACCAGCCCCGAAGCCGACCACATCACACCCGTCAGCAGGGGAGGACTCAACACCCTCGACAACGGGCAAATCATCTGCAGAACATGCAACAGAAGCAAAGGCAACAGAACACAACCAAACATCAAGTTCCAACAACAAACCACAAAAACATTGATTCCATGGTGAAAAACCCGCCAACCCCCACCGGGGACACCCCCTGCACACCCGTGCAAGAC